AAGACCTACATGGGAAGTAAACCCTACTAGAAGTATTGAAGATTTTAAAATGTCTTTCTTTAAAGATATGGGAGATGCAATGATGCGCTTCCTTTGTACACCAACATACTCATCTGATGCTTTTTTCAAGCAAAAAGATAAATTAGAAAGATGTATGACCTTAAGAAATCCTGTGGATAGTCATAGAAGATTTGATCCAGGCTTTAAGCCAGATCCAGAAAAAACTTATTATGTTCATGCTGACCTTGCACAAAAACATGACAAGTGTGCAGTAGCAATTGCACATGTTGATAAGTGGGTTAGTATTCAGGTTATTAAAGATTACCAGCAGGTAGCACCAGTTGTTATTGTTGATGCCGTTGCTTGGTGGGAGCCAAAGGTAGAAGGCCCTGTTAATTTATCTGAGGTTAAACTGTGGATTCAAAATCTACGCAGAGAAGGCTTTAATATTGGAATGGTATCGTTTGACCGCTGGCAGTCCTTTGATATTCAAAATGAACTAAAGGCTGTTGGAATAAGAACTGATACTGTTTCTGTTGCTAAAAAACACTATGAAGATTTAGCAATGATGATATACGAAGAAAGAGTTGCTATGCCAATGATTCCTTTGTTGCTTGAAGAGATGAGCGAACTCAAGATTATGAAAAATAATAGAGTAGACCATCCACGCAAGAAATCTAAGGACTTGGCAGATGCCGTTTGTGGGGCGGTATTTGGAGCAATATCCCATACCAGTAAGGATTCCAACCTAGAAATTGAGATCCATACATGGTCAACCGCATCCCGACTTGCACAAAAGCAAAGGGATATGGTAGAATTAGAGACTAGGGAGATTCCTGAAGATATCAAGAATTTCCTAGATGAATACAAATTAATTTAATCAAACAAGGAGAAAAATGAATTCATTTAAGAAGATCGCTCTTGCCGTGGTTGCAGCCATGACATTGGGCACAATGGTAGCAACACCTGCAAGTGCTAACACCATGTCAGTTGTAGCAACAACATGGAACGGTACGGCATTCGCTGCACCAGCAACTGCTGGAACAGCACTAAATACTGCAATTGCACGTCCAGTGCCTGCAGATAACAAGATTAACGAGGCTGACGTGGTTCAGTTGGTGGCAACAGTTGTTGCTGGAACAAACGTAACTGCAACAGCAACTAACGCAACAATCGTATCTAAACTACATGAAGACACTGCACCAGTGGGAGCATCTTCAGGATCAGCATCTTTGACAGTTGCAACTGGTACAGGACAAACAGCAACATTTTATGTCTACACAAAGACAACAGCAATTGGAACAGTTGTAATTACAAATGGTCCAGTTACACTGACATACTATATTCAGGGTACTGCTGGTCTAATCAATAATCTAACAGTTTCTGCTCCTGCTTCAGGCGCTGCTGGCACAAAGCAAGATATTCTTGTTACAGCAACAGATGTATTCGGAAACAAGGTTTCTGGTCCATCAATTACTGCAACTGTATTTGCTGCCACAGCGGTTATGGATACAGCAACAGTAACAACTGGTACTACACTAACAGACTTTGGAGTTGCAAAGTTTACTGCAACACTTCCAACAACTGGAAATCGTGCACTAATCATGTTTGCTCCAACAGTTGCTAGTCCAGTTACTACAACTGCTGCAGATGTGGTTGGTCTAACTCCACGCACACTTGCACCATTTGCAGAGATTGCAGTTCGTGATCTAGTATCAGAACTTGCTGCTGAGAAGGCTGCAAAGGATGCAGCACTTGCTGCCAAGGCTGTTGCAGATGCTGCAGTTCTAAAGGCTGCTGCAGATGCAGTTGCTGCTAAGGCTGCTTCAGATGCTGCTCTTGCAGCAGAGAAGGACGCTTCTGTAAAGGCTCTTGCTGATGCAAAGGCTGCTTCAGATAAGGCACTTGCTGATGTAAAGGTTGCATATGATGCAACTATTGCTAAGTTGACTGCAGATAATGCAGCAGCAATCAAGTCTATGAAGGCCGCATTCAACAAGTTGGCTATTCAGTGGAACAAGAAGAATCCAAAGGCAAAGGTTACTTTAGTTAAGTAATTAATCCAACAACTGAGGGAGCCATTAACTTGGCTCCCTTTTTTGTTATCTTCATATGTTTAATTGAATAATTTGATATAATAAGCAAGAGGAGAGTCCCCACTTGAAAAAACTCTTGCGTACATTTACAGTTTTTATTCTTGCTTTTGGATGGCTATTTATAGCACCAACAGGGGCTAATTCTGACGATCCTATAGCAGTAGGAGGACAAAGGATAGAAGCCTTGAATAACAAGGTTTCAGACCTTAATGATATTTCTGAGTTTGTTCCTCTAATAGAAGAAGCCCAAGATAAATATGACTCTGCCGTTATTTCTAGAGATAATAAAATCTTAGCAGAAGAAGATTATCTAGATGCAGTAGATACAGAATCAACATCCCTATCTAATTTAAATAATAAAATATCATTATTAAATGCAGCGCAAAAAGCGGTAGATGATCAAACCCCAATAGTTTCAACTGCATTAACAAATAGAAATAATGCTCAAGAGGCATTAAATATAGCCAATATTAATCTTCAAACCACACAATCTAATATGCAGGCTGCTGGAGGAACAGGGTTAGCCTATACGGTCTATACTCTTGTCAGACAAGGAAATGTCGCTACCCCAGGATCTGTGCTTTGTTCTGGCACTTGGAACTCAAATTCTATGTATCTTCCAGTTTGCGGCAACAGGTATGAAAATTTTATAGTTAAATTTACTGGAACGATTACTGTCCCATCATGGTTTACAACAACATATTTTGCAGGATATACAGATGATGGATTTAGAATGTATGTAGACGGAAATCTTGCAATAGATCAATGGATAGAGCAAGGGACTACTTGGAGCGACTATTCACCAGTATATGATGTTAGCGAAGACAAAACATTGGGTGTAGAGATTTGGTGGTATAACGGCGGAGGACCTGGAAATTATCATCTTGGATGGGCAATTCCTGGAGGATGGACTGGAGCAGGATGTGACTATGCTGGAAATCCAAGAGTCTGGGGACAAAACTTTAGTTGTAATCTTGGAACATTTTCTTCTGGCCCAGGTGCAACACAGGAACAGATAGATGACTACAACGAAGCACTTGCAGCAAGAACATCTGCTTTGGCAGTATATAACGATAAGTTATCTGTTTACAATCAGGAGGTTGCAACACTAAATGAATTACAAGATGACTTAGAATTAGCGCAGGAAGAAAAAGATGCTGCAGAAACCACATATGAAATTGCAGAACTAAACACTGCTTTAGCATTAGCAGCAAAAGATTTAGCAATTGAAAACTACAATAGTGCTATTGAAGATATGAATAATGCTATTACTGCTGCTGAAGAAGAGTATATTGCTCAATGGGATTTTGAAGAAAAGCAAAGAATTAATGCTGCTATTGCTACTGCCCTTGCAAATATGCCACAGCCACAGCCCACTCCAGAACCTTCAGTAGCGCCAAGCCCAGCACCATCACCTGAACCTACAGTAGAAGAGCCACCAACACCTGCTCCAAGCCCTGAACCAACGCCAGAGGCACCACCTACAGAAGAGCCTAAACCAGAACCAACACCAGGTCCGAAACCAAGCCCAGATCCAGAACCAACTCCTGTACCTGAGCCAGAGCCTACAGTTGATCCAACACCAGAGCCATCTCCAGAACCTTTGCCAGAACCTACACCAGAGCCAACTCCCGAACCAGAACCAACGACTAATCCTGAAATAAAAGATGAAGAGTTGGCTGCACTTATTCCTGAAAAGGGTACAGGAACATCAGAAGATTTATCTGGAGTTATTGCTAACCTTACAAGTAAGGATAATAAGTTAGTTACACTTTCACCTGAGCAAGTAGCAGCAGTTAGCCAAACCCTAAAGTCTTTGACCCAAGAAGCCAAGGCAGAGATTGCTGGAGACCTTGGAATTAAAGCATCAGAAGTTGCACAAATTGCAGAGCAGATGAAGGAAAATCCAGCAATAGCCTCAGCATTTGTTGAATTCGCAGAAAGAGCAGGGGATGCAGGAAATTCTGCAATGCCATTTACATTAGCAGATGCAGTAACAGAAGTACAGACAGAGGCATTTTTAGCAGATCCTTTGGGAGCAATTACAAACATAGATTTTGAAAAGGTTCTAAATCCAGCGGAATGGGGAAAGGATATGACTGATGACCAAAGAGAAAAGGTTCAAGAAGTCATAATCCCAGTAATTATAGTATCAAACATTGTTAGTTCTGTTATGTCAATAAGGAGGTTATAATAGGATGGTTATGAATAAAGTTAAAGAGAAATTTAAGGTGATTTTAGGCAAGATAAAGATGCCTAAAGTTGTAATTCCTAAAATAAAGATGCCAAGCATTAAAATGCCAAAGTTTAAAATGCCAAAAATATCTATTCCAACAATTGAAATACCAAAAATAAATATGGAAAAACCAAAGGAATACATTGCAAAGTCTATTCCAGTTATTAAAAAAATATTTAGAATTCTAGCAAAAATTGTTAAGGGTATTATTTCATGGTTTTGGAAGGCAGTTAAAGAAAGTATTGCTCAGGTTTGGACACTGCTTGGATTCTTTATTGCATGGCTTACGCTTACGGGAACAGCACAACAGGTAGTTGGAGTGGCAACATTAATTGCTACTGCTATCTGGCTTATAACAATTCCATTGCGTGAAGAAAAAGAAGACTAAGATAGTTACTGATATGAAAAAAATAGCAGCCCTACTGTCAGCATCCTTGGTTTCTTTATTATTGACCTCTTGCGGGGTATTAGAAAATAGGTATCGTTATGATTGCCATGACCCTGAAAACTGGTATAATAAAGAGTGTAATCCACCAATCTGCCAAGCAGATGGATTATGCACTAAAGACATACTTGGTTTTGATCCTACGGAGGGTAGCGTAAATGAGTAAAAAAAGATATACATCAGATGAATTAGATGCAAGACTAAAATTTTTTCTTGGTATGACACT